TCTGCATCTTGTTCTGGTTCATCTGGTTCTGCTTCTTGTTTAGGTTGTTGCATTTCAACCATGCCACCACTTTGCGTTGCTTCAATTTCTTCTTCAACATCAAACTCATCACCAAGAACCTCACCTTCAGTAAGTTGGTCAAGAAGTGTTTTTTGTGTAATCGAACCAGAAGTGTAAAGTGTAAGTAATGCTTGTATTTCTTGTGGCTCAAGTCTTTGTGATAGGAAGTCTCTGTTTACAAAACAACTTCCAGCTTCAGAATTTATATATTGACTATGAAACATTAAACAGTTATCAATCATGTCTTGCATCTGTTGAGCTACAACCATCATTGTTGAATCGCCTTGCGATCTATCTATTCGTTTTGCTTCTGCTGTTTCTGCAGATAACTTTTGACCAAGTACTGCTGCAAGACCTAATTCATTTATTTGATTTTCTAACCTATCAAGCCTACGAAACTGTGCATCATAACTTTTTCCATCTGGTTCAATATATTCAGCACGACCATCTGCTGGAAATGCAATAGCTTCGCCGGGTCCAGCTGATACCTCTTCAGCATTTTGTGGAAAGCCATAAAAGGCCAACATTGGTACAGCAGAAATATGTAATTGGTTATCAAGATCTGATTGTATTTGATATGCTTTTAAATTTAATTCCGCTATGTCTGCCATTGGTGGTCTTGAGTCAAGAAGGTTAACTCTGTTTGCATAAGCAACAGAAAAAGGTATTTTATCAACTGGCATTGTTCCCTCATCTACTTTTACAAACTTACCTGTCTTTGCTTTTCTATGTATTTCAAAATTGCCGGGTGTAAGCAAACGAACTTGCTCTACAATCTTTTCGCCATATTCTCCATCTGGTTCTGATACTTTTTCTTGAAGTCTTAACTGTGTAAATTGCAACTCGCCATCTATCATTTCTGTACGAAAACCTAAAATATCTCTTGGTGTGTAAGTAACCCAATATGGTCGGCCATTATTTCCACTTGCTGGCGCATCTACCAATACTCCGATATGACCATAACGAATCATTTTTCTTGCTGTCTCATATGTCCAAACATTGAGATCATTGCCTTGTAAATCTATGTCGAACAACTGCTCTCTTAAATTATTTCCTGTATCAGAGAGTCTTACTGGTTTACGAGTTAACATACCAGCCAACATTCTTTCTAATCTTAGAAAGTATGGCGGACAAACAGATCGTGCTAATCTATTGTCATAACTTTCATCAAGTTCCCTTGGTTCTTGCATTAAATATTTTCTATGCTTTGACCTCATTTGATAAGTGCCACCAAGCAAATCTTCAATAAGTATCCAATGAGGTTCTTGCTGAAACCATGTATTGTTAGGGTCATTTATTTCTGTACCTCTACTACCTGCTGTCTGTCTGTTGTAATGGTTATATCCAGAATACACAGTTTTGCTCCATTGTTTGTTTATAGTTTAGACAATAATCTTAATAAAGCCTAATACCAGTTTTGCGACCAGCCCCCATATGTAAGGGATTGAACAACCGCCAAGTTATGTAACCAAGCGCATCATTCATATGATCATACCCTGCATCTTTGTCTGGTTCTCCTCTTTCGTTATAACTTTGCAACTCTAAACATTCAATCAACTTTACAGCTTTTTTTGAAATCATTAATCTTGTTTCCCCTTTACCATTTAACAATAAACCTTGTACTGAGTTAACCCTATCTCGTACTGGTGGGTTAGACAGAGCAGATTGATTAACAAAACCATAGCTTTCTAATATTTGGATGTCGGTCTTTGTAGCATTTGTACTTCTGTTGCCACCTGACGCATCAGGATAGATATATATTTTGTTGAAAGGGTATCGCCCTTTAATTTCTTTTGCAATACTGTCAGTATCGTGACTTTTTGAAATTTCATCTACAACCATAAATTTATTACCTACTGCCACACCAATTACTGCATTCATGTTTCCAATATTAAAGTCAATTCCAATTCGTAAAGGTTCATTATCATCAACATATGGATTATTTTGTAGAACATGAATTTTGCGATCAAACTTATCGTAGACTTGCCCTGTGGTTAAGTTGCAGAAATTTCCGTTTAGGTAGGCCTGTATAAGTTGTGGTGGGTAGTTTTCGAGTAATGAATCAATAAATCCCTCTGGTAGGTAAGGGTTATCTGCTGTCTTTGCTTTTATCAACCGAGTATCTTCTTTAGCGTTTTTTTCAAAAGTATCAAACGCCCATGAATGACCCTCTGGTGTTGTAGTAGCATAAAACTGTTGTACATTACCTGACCGCAGTCTAGCAAGTGCCATATTCATTGCTTGTTCGGCATCCCGTTTTGCAACAGTATCTGCTTCATCAAAACCAACAGCACATAAGTTTTGGCCACGCAATCTTTGGTAGGTCAATATTGTTCTTAACAAGATAGTGTGTACACCTTCTTTAAACTGCAGTTGGTATTCGGGCAATGGACTAGCTCTAAATGTATATGGTATCTGCCATTCATCTAACAAATCATTCATAGTTCGCATAAGTATATCCCGAAGCATAGGCGCAGTTGGTTCAAAAATTGCTGAAATATGGCCAACATTCATAGATGCCAACAGAATTGATTTGCTTACCAGTGCATATGTCTTACCAGCACCAAAGCCACAGACTAAAGCTAATTTTCTATGTTCTGTATCTGCGCAAAACTTTTCTTGATGCGGTAATAAATTTGCTGTAATTCTATCTTGTACTATTTTCGTAGAAGGTATATCAAAAAGACCATCGCCAAATAATACATGACCTTTTTTTACTGTTTCAAGAATACTCATGAGCAAAGATCAGCTAACTTGGCTGCAGTGTTAATTGCACCAAGAGCTATATTGAGTTGTCCATTTCGTCTTGCTTCCATCTGTAAAGTACTGCACTGACTAAGCAAATCAGCAATCATCTGTGGCCTTTCTATATCCCAATCTGCTCTCAATTGTGTTCTTGCTTCCTTTAAATAATTATCAACAGTCCTCTTAGTGACCCCCCAATTTGTTGCAGCGTATTGAATACAATCAGACCTTCTACCGCCGTTGGCAATAATTCTTGCGCATCTTGCAATACGCATTTCTGTTTCTGCTTGTGTAGTTTGTGAAGCTGCCATTATGCTGGTTTTTCTATTAGGTAACCTGAGAAATCGCCAAATTTAAACCAATTTATGAAATCGCCAGCAAGTTGATCTTCTGTAATAGGTCTTTGTACACCTGACAACGATAATTCTTTTTCAATTATCTCATCTGAATTTGTACCAGATGCTTTTTTGCCAGCAAGTGTAAGACGATAGAAAACAGTTGAAGCGTAGCCACCAATTGGTTCTAACTTGTCAAAGACAATGATTGCCCCTCCGGGTTTACATTTCTCTCTTAGTCTTAGCATAAGATTAAATCTTTTGGCTGGTGGAATAAACATTAAACATAAAAATAAAACAGATAAGTCAAAATCTTTTGCGATAAATGTTTCTGCTTTGCTACATACAATTTCGCCCGGTGCTTTGTACAGTTTTATCATTTCTTGACTTGGTTCTATGCCAATTAAGTGTGCATTTCTTTTTTTTAAAACTGGTTCTAATGCTCTACCGATATTGCCAGTAGATGCACCAAAATCATAAACAAGACCATTCTCTGGAATATAGTGTCTTGCCACATGAAGTATTGCGTTTGTTGCTAAGTCATACCAAGGTAACTGTTCTCTAACATGACGATCAAAACCTTGTGCAACGCCAGAGGTTTCAAAAGTCCAGTTTGTTGGTATGTCCATTTAGATTTTTTCTAATATTTCTTTGGCAATAGTTTCTGCAACTTTGGCCATCATTAGTGGTGGTACAGCCCTACCGACTCTTTCCCACTTTTGATACAGATTACCATGCAAAATAAAATCGTCAGGGAAACTGCTGATTCGTTTTAGTTCTTGAATTGTAAATAAACGAGGTTCTGACCAATGGTATTTATCCATAGTTCCTTGAACAACAGTATTAGCAACACGAAATGGCGATTGCTTTACATGAGAGAAAAATTTGTTTTGACCAGTTAACCTTATGGCAGCTTTATAAAATTGATCGCCCGGCTTTGTTTCTTTCCATAAACGATAGGTTTCTGTATTTTCAACAATAGGTTTATATTCGTCAGATTTTTCTACGCCAATGAGTGCTTCGCCTACAGAATATTGATATGGTATTGGCTTTGGGTGTACTGGTTCTATGTTTAAATCGTTTCTAACTCCTACAAAAATTGTCCTCTTTCTCATCTGTGGCACACCAAGCCATTGAGCATCTAGGACTTTACATTTTACGTTGTAACCGCAATCTTTAAGTTTGGTCAATATTCTTTTGAAATAACCTTTTGCAGTACCTTGTACAAGACCATAAACATTTTCTGCTACAAATACTTTTGGTTGTAGACCATTTAGGATTCTTGCGTATTCAAAAAACAGATCATCTACCCTTTGCGTTGTTTCGCTGTAGTTTTTTTCTTTACCCCAACCAGCCTCACGTTTACCACCAATAGA